CTGGTGTCATCGTGTCCCTTTCAGGCCGCCGCGACACGGAACTCCGCGTGCGGTTGGACGCGTTTCAGCTTCGCGAGCATGTTTTCCGCTTCCTCGCGTTCCACGAACCGATAGCGCCGGCCCCGGTCGTAGAGCTCGAGCCACTCCGCGTGGGGCTCGTGGTCGCCGGTCCGCACCTCGATCTTCCAATTCCACTTACTGGGCATCTCAGGAGCCTCCGCGTTCGAACCACGCGCGCGCGATGACGAACAGGAGCCAGGCGAAGACGAGGCCGACGATGAGGAGCGCTTGGGGGAGCGTGAGATCAGGCATCCGCCCTCCACGTGTGGGTGGTATAGGTCCGTCGTTCGACGATCCGGCCGCCCATCGCCCGCACCGCGGCGAGCTCGCGCTGCACCTTCGCGTGCAGATCCGGCCCCTCGAGGCGCAGCTCGATGTCGCACCAGCCGCCGTGCCCATTCGGCACGCGCGCGCAGAGGCTCTTGACGAGCGCCTCGGCCATCGTCGTCGCCGTCACGAGCGTCGGATCGGGGATGAAATATGTTTTGGCGCCGGGCACCCAGAGCAGACGCTCCGGATCGAACGCCGTCCCTGCCACCACGGCCGCCCCAAGCTGGAGAAAGCGTCGGCGGTCCATTTACTCCCTCTTGAGACAGGCGAGGAACTCCGGCGTCGACGCCGGCCAGCCGCCCCACGGCGGGTCGTCGACCAAGAGGGTCTCGTGCAGCGTGGGATTTCGCAGGCCGTCGCAGTCCGCCAAGGCATCGCGCTTGGTGCGATACACCCCCGCGACATGCGTGACGTCGCCGGGGACGCTGTCGTCCCAGATGTCATGCGTCAGCACGAAGAGCTGCGTATACAGCGACATGTCAACCCCCCATCCAGCCGAGATTGACGCTGTTGCGATCGAACGGGAGGACCTTCGACAGCTCCTCCGATCCTTTGGCGGGTTTGCGCTTCATGCGCGCGATCCCGGAGCGCGCCATGTAGCGCGTCGAGTCCATGACGTGGTCGTTGCTCTTCACGACGCGCCCGCGCGCGTCGCGGCGATACATCCGGAACTCATCGAACCAGGCCTGACAGGACGCGAATACCTTGAAGCGCCCCGTCACCATCAGATCCCACAGGTCCGCGATCCCGGTCTCGACCGCTTTGTCCGGCAGATAGAGCTGCAGCCCGAGGCGGCGATAGACGTACACCAACTGTTCGGCGTCGTGGTCCGTCATGATGAGCGCCGCCGCGTCGCCGACGCCCGGCCACAACCAGCCGGTCGGCCGCATCATCCGTTCCTTGATCGCCGCCGCGTGGAGCGACGGTTCATTACTCGCGCGTTTGTAGACGGAGGTCACATACAGCACGCGGTCATCGGGGTTGAGCGCGCAGAACACGGCCGCGGTGGGTTTCGCGCCGCCGCCGACGTCCATCCCGAACCCGCGCCACCAGTGCTCGGGAATCGCGAAGTCCGCAACGCGCAGATCGCCCTCGTCGATCGGATAGACCGCGCCGGCGCCGAGCTGGGGAATGCCCTTCGTGCGCGCGGCGCGCTGATACGGGAGCATCGACGCCCACTGCTGCGCCTTGACCTTCTCGGTGAGATGCGGCGCATCGTCCCAGGTCGCGCCGATGATGAAGCGCGGGCGGACGGACGCATAGGGATTCGTGTCGGCCGCGACCACGACCTTGTCGGACTGGACCGCGAAGTCGGTTTCATCGGCTTCGGCCGCGGCGCCCTCGAGCGTGCTCGTGACGGCGGTCTTGGCCGGCACGTCGATCTCGTCATCGCCTTCGGTGCCCGGCATCATCGCCGCCGCGAAGTAGCCGCGCATGAACGCCGTCCAGCCGCGGAGCGGCGTGAACGTCGCGATGACAATCCCATCGGTGGTCATCGTGCGGAGCAAACACTCGCCGTAGATGTCGCCCGAGCCGGCGGCCACGGCTTCCGCGCGTTCGGCGGGGTCGGGCGGTTCCTCATCGATCCAGAACCCGTCGCAATCGAATCCCTGAAAGACGCGGCGGCCCATGTCGTAGGACAAAAAGCTCAGCCGGGAGACGCCGCCCGAGACATGGCGGACATGAATCGTGTCGACGCAGTTGGTGATGCCGCCCGACCGCCGCGTGACGTCGAGGACCGCGCGCGGCGGGATCATGCCGCTCCACTCTTTGACCGGCACGCCTTCATGCGGCCCGAGCAACGCCTTCTGCAGAATGTCGCGGGTCGTGAGCATCGTGTCGCCCGCGACGCGCCAATCCGTCGGCCGATCCCAGCGCTTCCCCTCCCACCACGACGGATACCGGCCAGTGAGATGACACGTCACCTCGTAGGCGGCGGTGTCCGTTTTGCCGATGCGGTTCGCCGCGATGAAGCCGCGTTCGGGATAGTGCTGGCCGGCACGGAGCCAGCGGCGCGCTTTTTTGTAGAGCTTGCGACAGGTCGGGCCTTGATCGGGGCGGAGCGGCGTGTGGTCTTCGGGATTATCCGAGTCGGGCTGACACGTCGGGAGGCAGTCGTGGAAGTAGCGCGTGATTTTCCAGCCGTGCGCTTCCCCGACGAGCGACTGAATGATCTCGTTGCGCTGGACGAGGAAATCGAGAAAGGCGGGTTGGATCTCCGGCTGCTCCATTACGCGGGTCCGTCCCAGCCCTGCACATACAGAAACGCTTCGCCCTTGGGCCCGTGCCGAAAGACCGCCACCGGCGGGACGCGCCGCTGGATCTCGTAGACGAGATCGCCTCTGGGGTTGATGCTGCGGTGCACGCCCTCGGTGCCGGCGGCCTCGAGCGCCACGAGCGCGTCGAAGGTGCGCGGCCAGCCGTGCGCGGCAATCCAGGTGCGCGGCACCGCGATCGTGTCGATCGCGACCAGCGCCGGATCAATCGGCTTGGGGAGTTTGGGGGTCGACATCGTGCGCCTCCTTCGCGATTTCCCGGAACATCTGCTCGATGACGTCGACGCTCTCGTCCGCGAGGTAGTGGTAGTCGCCAATCCCCGGCGCCGACCCGATCCGAATCAACCACTGCAGCCGCCAGCGCAAGAGCGCCGCGCGTTCGCGGATCGTCGGCCGCGGCTCCACGTCCGCGCGTGGCATCCCCGGTCCGGCACACTCGTCGTGCGGCCAGACGCGATCAGGATGCTGTTCGCAGACCATGTCCTCGAGCGGATCGGTCATGGCACACTCGACATCAGAAAACAGGGCGGGCCATCGGGTTCGTTCGGATCGTCCGGGTTGCCGACCCACGCGCCCACGATGTTGAACTCAAACCATTCCACCGCCCCCTCGTAGTCCATGCCGTCGCGCATCAGAATCGCAATCACCTGGGTGACGTCGTAGACCACGAAGTAGCGATTGAAGCGCTGGCCGATCCCGAGAATCGCGTCATCGAGGCCATCGGCGCAGAAGACCGGAATCTCGCTCGCCTCCGCCCACGCGTCCACCTCGGCGCGCGTCATGCCTCGTCCTCGTCGTCGTCCCGCGCGTCGTTCTCGCCCGACGCGTCCACATCCCATCGGTCGTCGACGTCTTCATCGAAATCGTTCGTCACCCGCCCGCCGCACTGCGGACACGGCTCGCGCGCCAGGACGTTGTCCATCCACGCGTAGCCGCAGACGACGCAGACGTGATCGAGACAGGCCATGGGCGTCACCCTTTCCGATCGACCCACCGACACACCGCGCACCCGTCGCCCGGACAGACGTGCGGAAACTCGGGGACCCGTGCGATCCTGTCGTCGCGGGCATCGTGCCGACGGCTGACCGGGGTGCCGCAAGGTCCGGAGAGGGGCGGGTCAATCCCTCGCGGTGCTCGCGCTCGTCGCCGCGCACACGGCGTGCGCCGCACCATCAGTGCGGCCGCCGCTGCACCACCAGCGGCTCCGGCTTCGGCTCGGTCCACTCCCGCCGATCCGCCGCGTGATGCACGACCACCCACCCCGGTTCCGCCCACTCCAACCGCGGCGCGCACCAGCAGTGAATCGTCTCGACGTGGTCTTTCAGATCGTTCACCGGCACGACATGCACGTCCGCCATCCCTACAGCCCGAACGCGCCGAGCAAGGTGCGATCGGTCGACGCCACGGCCACGTGCCCGCCGCCTTCCAACGTCACCACCCGATAGGGCTCCGACGGATGTTTCACCTCGGGCGTCTCGCCCTCCTGCTGCGCCGAAATCGCCTGCACCGCGTCCGGCCGCAGATACATCGTCCCGCCCCACGCGTCCCGCACCGCCACAAACGCCGCTAACTCAGTCGCTCGCATTCGCGCTCCTTTGCTGTGTCGCCCACCAAGGCCTCGATCGAACCGACCACCGTCACCCCGATCGCCTCCGCATACGCTTTCTCCCGCATCGCGCCCGGACTCGTCTCCCACCGCGGCAACAGCAGCAGATGCGAACACCGCGCAATCACCGCCAGGTCCTGCGTCATCCACTGCTCGTAGGTCGCCTGGGTCCACGCCGAGGGAAAGATCGCCGAGAGCTGCGGACAAAACGTCGGCACGCCGGCCGCCACCAGCGCGAGGTAGACCTTCACCGCGCTCGCGACGTTCTCCTCGACCGTGCACCCGTCCCGCGCCGTAATCGGCCCCGAGAGATACACGAACCGGTCGTCCCTCATCGGCCGTGCCCGCCGTGCGTGTGCGTCAGCACCGCATAGAGGTCCGTCCCCGTCCCCTGTCCACAACAGTGCGTATGCGACAGCGACAGCCCCTCGACCCCGCTGATCGTGTGCGTGTGCGCGCCCCCGCTCGTCGTGCCCGTGCCGCTCGTCTCCCCAAGGCCGACCCCTATCGGCGGGATCGCTGGCACCCTCGGTAGCACCGCCACCGGCCCGACCGGGATCGCGTTCCCCATCGCCGCCGCCGCGATCGCCTGGAACAACCCGCGCCGTGTCATTCAGCGCGCCGCCTTTCCGCTGCCCCTCCCGCCCGCCGCCCGCACCAACGCCGGGTTCTTTGCCGTCGTCGTCTTCGTCCGCAACGGCGTCGTCGTCACCCGCGCCGGCCCCGCCTCCCGCCCCTTTTGCGCCGGGCGCCGCATCCCCCCGACCACCTTGCCGCCTACTGCCATCCCACACCTCCGTTAGCGCTTTTCCAACTCCGCCGGCGGCTCCGCCAGCAGTGCGATCGCCGCATCAATCACCCGCACGAGCTCGCGCACCGCCCTCGCGTCCCGCTCAATCCGATCCGCCGCCTCCCGCATCATCGCCACCGTCGCCGGCACCTCCCACCCCTGCCCGCCCAACAGCCCCGCCCGCGCCCGCAACGCCTGCGCGAGCTCCGCCGCCCCGCGGATGGGGCCCCCCTCAGACGCCATGACCCGCCCCAGCCCCAGGATCACCCCCCACCGGGGGGCCCTTTTTCCGGCACCGTGCCGCTAACTCGTTTTGCGCCTGCCGCCACGATTCCGCGGAATTGCCAGCAAAAGGCTCACATGCGCACGGGCGGGCACCGCCCTTTCGAAACACACTTAGCGCCTTCCAGCGCGACCAGCGCGCCTCCACAGAGAGGACCCGCTGCTCCGATACGAGAGGTACAGTGGGGGCCGGGGCGGCGGCGCCCGTGTTCGACTTCGCACCCGGCATGGGGTGGGGTGCCATAGGGTGGGGGGGGTGGGTCGTCGCCCTCGTCGTCGCGGCGGTCATCGATGCCTCGATGCCTCTTGCCTCCGCCGTGCCTGGCGCGGACGTAATGCGGTGTCGATTATGGTTGACTAGAAACGCATCAATGACATATGAACTTACACGCGCAACCCATTGGGAGAATGGCATTTAGCGATCCTCCTCGTCGGATGGGGTTTGGTTATCATAAGCGCGCTTATAGGACTCAGCCCCTTTTCCTAGCATTTCCGAGGGTGGATTCTCCTCGTTTTCCCTAACCACAACATCTTGTGGGTCTTGCGGCGCATTACTCGCGATCTTGGCGAGCTGGAACGCGCGATCGACCAGCGCTTGTGACTCGGCGGCGAGCTGCTCGAGGTCGCGAATATCGAGCTGCGCGAAGACGCGGCGTTCTTCCTCGAGCCGTGCATGAACGTCGAGCGCCATGCTGCCGGTGACTTCCAGCGGTTGCGACGGCTTGCCCAGGTGATAGCTCCAGACGAGCGACTCGATAGCCGGATGCACCTTGCGTGCAACGAAGTCGCGGCGGAGCTTCATTTGGTAGCGAGCGTCGGTAACGAGTTCACCGACAAGGACTTTCGCGGCCACACTGACGCGGTTTGGCGTGCCTTTCTTACGGCCTGAGCCTGGATAACGCTCGCCTTTTGGCGTGGTGATGTTCGCCCTTGGCAACGGAGTTCTCCTAACAGCCGATTTCCTATCGCTAACCGTCGCGGCGGCAACGCAAGGCAGCGGTGATAGCTGCCGGTTGAGCTTGCGGCGCGTGATGGTGCTGTCACGGAACCGTTCCGTGACACGTTCCGTGACGTTCCGTGACAGCCGTGACAAAACGGCGTCTATTGGCTGTTGTGGCTGTTTAGGCTGTTTGGGAGCTGGTGGAAGGCGTCAGGATGCCCGAGGAGCGACGAACGTTGAGGGGGTCGGCCTTCTCTATGCCGCCGGATCGGCGTGTCGCTAGGCGACGGCGAGCTTGTGATAGAGCTTGGCGATGAGCTGTGCGGTGTGCGCCCGAATCGAGCGCTTGGCGAGTTGGAGCTGCTGACTGCGAGCGCCGAGATGCCACGCGAGGGCACGGCGCGTGAACCCTTCGCGTTTGAGGCTATCGAGGAAGCGCCACGATTTCGTCGCGGCGACCAGTGCGCCGGGGGCCACGTCGGACGTGGCGGCCATCAGGCGCGTGGCGGTAGACGCCCGCAACAGGCGCCGGCGCCCTGAGCGGATGCCGGCCACGGTCTGCGCCGAAACGCCCGTGTGTCGGGCAATCTGCCGAATGCCGCACCCCTGCGCCGCGAGCTGCTGAAGGTGGACGCGCACGGCATCAGCGGCCAAGAGGCCGAGCGGGACGCGGTGCGCCTGGACATACGCCGCGTTCGCCGCACGACACGCGACACAGCGACAGCCCCGAGCGTAAGCGCGACGTTCGCCGTGTGTGAGATTCATTGGGGAAAAAGAAAACGGACGCGCAAGTAGTGTGCGCGTCCGTGGAGCGAAGTGCAAATCGGGGTAGTGGTTAGAGCCGTCCGAGCAGACTGAACGTCAGCCAGAAGTGCGCGAGGCCGAGCGCCAAGAGAAAGCCCACCATCCATTTGAGCAGCGTCAGATCGGCCTCAATGCGGCCGATCCGGTTGTCGTAGTTCGCGACTTCCTCCGCCGCGAGGCGTGCCGCGTCTTCCGGGATGCCGGGAGCGTGTCGTAGCGCGTCGTAGAGTGCGCCCATGCGAAGTGCCATAAATCGTGTCCTCACAGTGTAGCAGGTGACGTACACGCTGCTTTCATTTCCGCGATAGTCAGGGGCCGATTGCTCGCGTAATACAGATCGCCACGCTGCCGGAACGCCGCGAAACGCGGGGAACCCGTCACCACGCAATGATCGGCCGGTTCGCCCACCAAGAACGCCCCGCCGCGCAAGAACGCCGGAGGCAGGACTTCCAACATCTCGTAAAACACCTCCTCCGGCACTGCCGACCACGTGATCGGCGTCTGCTGACGCTGGTGCGCGGCCTCGCGCCACGCCGTCCAGCTCATGCGCACGGCGAGCGGTTCCGACGCCAGCACGGCAGCGGCATCCTTCCCGCAGACGAGCGTGAGGCCCGTGACAGGGTGGATCTCGTCAATGATGCTGTTGCGGCCTGGCACCGCCCACACCTCGATACAGTCGCCGTTCATGCGTCCTCCTTCACCGGCAAGCCGTGGGCGTGTCGCGTAGTCTGACACGACGGGGTCCGCGCACGCGGGACCGTCTGGACACACGACATCCTCCGAGAACAACCGGACGTAGAACGGACGCCCGCGTTGAATGACCACCGCGCTGGGAATCTTCGCCGCAGCTCGCGCCGCCTGGGTCCGGTTGGTGTACTGGGTCGGCCACGTGCCGTCTTTCGACGTGACCTTGTCGCCCGAGCGCAGCGTGTAGAACTTCATCGGTCCCCCTCTCGCGTAGACACCGGGAAGGACACGTCGCGCACGTGATCGCCGCTCGCTTCGACGGCGGCAATCAGCGCGGCCACGTCCTGCGCCGCAGCGGTGAACCGGCAACCGCCGCAGCGGACCAGCAGTTGCCACAAGCGGCTCGTCGGATGCGCCGCGAGCTGCGCCACGTCCGCAGCGGTTACGAACCCGAAGCACTCGCGGGTCACGCGAGCGCGGAGCACGTGCGGGTCGAAGGTGGTCAAGGTTGGAGTGTGCGTCATGTCAATCATGGCTACTGATCTCCGAGCGCGGGCTCACGATACGGCGCGATGGCGGCAATCACAGCGGCCTCGATAGCGTCCGAACCGCCGGACGCGGCAGCACGCCCCGCCGCGGTGATCTTGGATAGCTCCATGATGGGAATTGAGACGCCCCGCCCGTGACGGTAGAAGAACGCTTCGATCTCACGGTCGATCTTGGCGAGCTGACGCTTGGACGGTTTCTTCGCAATCTGTCGCGTGTCGGTAAAAGTCATAACTCTGTCTCCTTGGGACTGAGCATAGCGGGTCACACGGCCAGTGTCAACTTTACTACTAAACTACTATTGAACTTGACACGGCATTGGAACCGGTCACATACTGAAGGCCAATTCGGATCGCGCTGCGGCGCAACCACAGGAGAGAGACAGCACATGGACAACGTGAAGATCACCACCAAGGGCAGCACACTCGTTATCGAAATCGACGGCGCGGCGGACCTCGGCGCAAGCAAGACCGGCAAGACGCGCATGGTTGCCAGCACGAAGGGCAATCAAAAGATTCAGGTCGCGGGCCGCGAGATTTATCTCGGCCTCAACGCCTACACGAAGTAGGCACGTCCCAATCACCCCACCATCAAACAGGAGCACAGCGACATGACCGTCAAGATCACGAACAACGACAAGGGCACGCCCCCCGGCAAGCTGGCGGAGGCGGAATTGCACTTCGAGGATGGCCCGTTGGCGGGCCTCAAGCTCGTCGGCTTCGCCATTTGGGAACGTCGGGGCGGCAACGGACGCAACGTCACGTTTCCGGCGCGGCAGTATTCGATTAACGGCGAACGCCGCAGCTTCGCGCTGCTCCGGCCGATCACGGACGCACTCGCCCAGGACCGTATCCGCGAAGTCGTGCTTCAGGCGTATGCGACCTTCGAGGAAACGCTCGTACAGGAATCCAATCACGGCTAACCCCTTCGTCGGTTGCGCGTCGGACGCGAGCGCTGTGCTCGCGTCCCTCGCGGAACCCATGACGGGAACCGTAGGAGCACGAATGGCAGACACACAGAAACCTTGCACGCGCTGTGGCGCATGCGCGAACCGCGCCGCGACGGTGCTCGACCGCGCTGTGAGCGTCTACGGGGCTGAGAACGAGGACCGCGAGACGGTACTTCAGGATCTGCTCTCGGACCTCATGCACCTGTGCGATCAAGACGGCCTGGACTTTGACGCACTGGCAGAGCGGGCAGCGGGGCATCACCGGGAGGAAGTTGACGGCGCGGATTGCGGGGACGATTGCCCGCGACACGGAGGGCAGTGAGAATGGCAAAAACGAAGACGTGGAAGATCGACGCGGGCAACAGCAGCACTGGGCAGATTGGCTTTTGTGCCTACGGCATCAAAGCCGACACGAAGGAAGCCGCGCTGGACAAAATCAAAAAGCTGTTTCCCGATCAGCTCGAAGACACCTACGACATGGATGATCGTGAGCCGATCACGATCTGCACGTACTTCAACACGAACGCGCTGACCCTCGACAACATCGAGGAGGACGAGGACGCGGACGACAGCGACGAGGACGAGCTGTGACACGTCGCTACGCCCGCGAAGCCGTCACGCGCTACGTCACGCGCCCCGATCTCCCGCTGCCGACCAGCGGCGGGAGGTTCGCCACCCCTGCGGCCATCGGCGCGTTTCTCGCGCCCCTGGCGGACGAGCTGGTGGAAGTGGGCGTCGTGCTCACGCTCAACACCAAGCATCGGCTCATCGCGTATCACGAAATCAGCCGAGGCACGATTGACACGGCCAGCTTTCACCCGCGTGAAGTCTTTCGCACGGCGATTGCGGATTCGGCGGCGAGCATCGTCATTGCCCACAACCACCCGTCCGGCGATCTCACGCCGTCACCCGATGACCGGGCGATCACGCTGCGCTTGCGTGAGTGCGGCCAGCTCCTGGACATCGAGCTGCTCGACTCGCTCATCATCGCGCACACCGACACGACAGGCCGAGGCTATTTCAGTTTCCGCGAGGTCGGGACGCTATGACGCACAAAAGCCTGACGACGTGGGGACTGACCGACCCAGATCTGGTCGGCAGCACTGAATACCGAGCCATCTACGACGCCCTGGCGGATGCGCTCGACGACTATGACGCCATCGCGGGCGAGCTGGAACCGGCCACCGAACGTGAACACCTGCTGGCGATGCTCGATGAATTCATCGCGAGCGCGACGTACATGAAAGCGCAACTAGAGAAAGGAACGAGCAATGGCACAGATTGACGAGGGCGGCGCGACCGAAGTATGCCGCACCTGCGGCGACCTCTACCACGCGGGCGGCGATGGGTTTGACGACGAGTGCCCGAGCTGCGCGGATAAGAGCGCCGAAGCAGAGGAGGGCGAAGACGAGGGCGACGACGAACCAGAGATCGCTGAGACAGACGCGGGCCGGAGCTGGTGGGTGGTCACGTGCCGCGTGGCCTTCGATGACGAGGACTCGCTCTACATCCTGCGAGCCGATGACGAACAGACCGCGATGGCGAAGGCCGAGCGGACGATCCGCGAGGAGAACGAGACGCAGCCCGAGGAAGACGTGTTCATTCTGCACGTCGTCCGCTGCGCCACTGAACCGATTCATGTGAGGGCACCGCAATGACACAGACACCACAGACGCCCGCCGAGCTGCGGGCCGAGGCCGACCGCATCGAAGCCGAGGAGCAGAAGACCACGCGCCTGGCGGACGCCGAGCGCATTCCGACCTGTCCGCACTGTGGGGGCCGACGTTTCAAGGTCTACGCCTGGACGCTGGTATCGCAGAGCATCCAGTTTGAGGAAGACCCTGACGAGACAACGACCGCCGACGACGGCGATTGGGACGACGACTACGAAGGCGGCGACCACACCGATACCAACGACAGCGCCACCTGCACCGAATGCGGCGCCGACGCGCAAGAGGTTTTAGAGGCACACGGCTGGACGTTCTACGACGACCCCAAACCGATTCGCGGATAACAGGAGACACAAAACAATGACCCCCCTACGACTGACCCGAGCGGATCGTGCCTTTCTCGCCTACGCGCTCGACTGCGCGGCGGCGCAGTTGGCGACGATGGCAGAGCAGGCCCGCGAGCTGGGCCACGACGCCAGCATTATCGAGAAGTACAACACTGACGAGGACCGCGTGCGCGAGTACATCACGCGGTTCGATCCCGAGTACGTGAGCTAAGCCGGAGTGAATGAGTGATGAGTAAAGGACAAATGACAAACACCGAAAATTGGCAGAACGACAGCATCCAATTTGCGCGTCTGCTCTCTGAGATGTTGGCGACGGTGGACTTCACGACGAGACAGCGCGAGGCGCTCTGTGCCTCGATGGATCTGGCCTGGGCGGATATTTGCGAAGTGCTCGACCGCGCCGACGATGTGTGGCAGGACATAAAACAGCGAACAACCGGCGGGGAATTCGTGCCCGACCGGTGGGCACAGGCCAGCGCCGCCCTCCGGGACGAGCACCCGTGGTGCGGCTGGACCGTGGCCTTCTCCCACGGCAGCGATTGGGACACGACCGCCTTCGGCCTGGAGCGCCTCCTCAAGCTGAACGTGCTGCTCACGACCGCAGACGGGCGCTCGCGTCCCGTGAACATCATCGAGTGGCAACAGATTGACCCGGCCTACACCGCCGCATCGGACGCGGCGCATGCGGCCAATGCCCAGCCACCGAGCTGCGACCGCGTGTGCGGGATTGGCGTGCAGGAGCTGGACACCGAGCACTACAAACCGCTCGACGCCTCGCAGACGGAATTGGTCCCCTACGAGGACATTCGGGAGATCGTCGTTTACTAGCTCGCGCCTTGCGCCTTGCCCCCACGGCGTGTGGGGGCAAGCCGGAGGGAATGAGATGAGTAGATCGTTACGACCGGTGACCGTGAAATGGGGCGAAGCCAGCAGCGTGTTTATCAGCAGTGAGGATGCCGTCGCGCTCTTTGAATGGGTCGCGGCGGCTGTGAACAGCCAGTCCAGCGTCCACGAAGACAGCGACTGGACCGAGGTGTGGATCGAGACGGGCAAGGCGTTCCTCGACTTTCTCGTCAGTCCCGCGTTCACCATCGAGACGGCGCGGGAGCACATCGACCTAACCGACGAGGACAGCGAACTGCGTGAGACGACCGATGACGACCTCAAAGCGCTCGTCGGCAACATGAAGATCTTAGCGGCGGGCGCCTGGCGTCAGTCCGTCAACTCCCACGACGGCGAGCTGCGGTTCTACATCGACTAATGACACACTATTAAAATAGTAGTAAAAGGAACATCATTAAACCATGAGGCGTCAGCGCATTCGACTCACACGCAAGATGGGCACGCGAGAGGTCGAGCTGCACGTGGACGGCATTTACCACCGGCTAAACGAAACGGACGTGGAGTCCCTGGCCGCGCAAGTGCTCCGCGTCTTACAGAGCTTGCACGCCGACCAATCACAGAAAGAGAAGACCTAGATGGCTGATGAACAGAAGATGACAATTGATCGGGCGCTCCTCCGCCGGCAAGCCGTGTGCCTGGCGGAGATCCAAGCGTTCCTCACCGCCGGAGACACAAGCCCACACGCGGACGAGTGGTTTGAGGCGCTGGAAGGCGTCTTGAACTTGCTCGCCGCGCTTGACCAAGAGGCGCGGGCATAACCGTGGCGACCAAGTGGAAATGCCCACGATGCGGGCAGTGGCGCATCGAACCCCTAGCGAAGACATGCAGTCAGTGTAAAGAGGTAAAGGAGACGACCGATGGCAGAGAGACAGAAAGCCGGGACCACGAAGCGGCGTAAGCCGAAGACCCTCCAGCTCGCCGTGCAGAACGGCGGCTCGAGCGCCGAGTTCTACCCGTCGTTCTACAACACCGAGCGCCAAGCGACCCGTGCCATCGAGGGACACCGGCGCGCGAGCTACGATGGTTTTGGACCGTACGCGGTGCCCGTCGCCGGGTGGGACGGGGACCAAGCGTTAATCCGCGAGATGGACGTGTTGGACTTGATTCAAGAAGCGCTACGCGGGAGTCACCATTGAGTAGGGAAAAGTCCTACAGCCCAATTACCCGCGCGACGATTTGCGACGAAAAGCCACAAACGTTAAAGCGGCTTAAAGGTGATTTCGGTGGTATATAAGGGAAATACGTTTTTTACGACGCAAACCTCCAGCGAGGGGTTCCCTTCTATGACACCAAACAACCCGTCTCCGCCAAGTCACAACGCAGCGACGGTGGCGGAGATCATTCGGAAGAACATCGAACCGGACACAGCGGAAGACGTCTTAGCAGCGCTACAGAAGTTAGAGGGGCAAGTCATTACGACACGCTTGCTCGACAAACTCCCTGGGGGCCGCGTCGAGTGGCGCATCCATCGACAGCTAGGCGAGACGACCATTCGCAACCGCGCCTACCTCCGAGAGAAAGCGGAAGGCGTGAGTCTGACACTGGCGAGGAGTGATGCGAGTGGCACGGTGGTAGATGCGTCGTTCGTGGAGAAGGCCAACCCGAGCTACTTCAAAGACCGACGCGAACGCAATGCGCTTCGCGCGAAAGCGCTGGCGGACGCGGCCCTGTTAGGCCGCGTGGCGATCTTGTTTAGCGAGATTGAAACCATCAACATGCAGCTCGATGCGGCGAAGCAGCAGTTTGCGGTCTACGTGACACCGGGCGAGCCGTTGTCACCCGATCGAGTCGAGTTAGAGCGCGCCTGCGGGCTGCGCGAGAAGGAGAAAAAGTGAATGGGGATTCCGAGGCGCTCACGCAGCATGTCGCAGACGGAGAAACAGGAGCGTGCTGAAGCGCGGTACTTTGGGCAGCAGAGCGTCATCGCCGTGCGTCAACTGATCTTTCACGCCGGCGAAGCGCGGCAGTGGCGGGCGGTTGATGGCGTGAGCGGCGAGCTGACACAGATGTGGGAGGCACGCGCCACGAAGAACGCGACCGACGCGGTCAAGTACGCGTGCAAGGCCGCGCATCACGCGCGGCTCGCACAGGCCGCCGCCGACACACCGACAGGAGAACTAGGCCGATGAAACGCACCTTAGTAAAATTCACGCTCCTCGCCGCCTTTGATGGCGACGAGAACACGCTCGCGCTCGAGGACATGGGCGACCGCCTAGCCGAGCTGCTCCGCGCCGACGATCGCACGCTGACGGTGGCGTCCGAATACGACAGCGTCGTCTCGGACGTGCCGGAGGACGAGGAGGGCGACGAGCTGGTGGACGCGCTCGTCAAGCAGTTCCCGCAACCGCAGTTCACCGAGGACCGGTGCCAGGTCTGCGGTGCCCTGATTGGCGTGGGCCTCAACGTGATGCACATCGGCGTGTGCGACACGTGCCGCACGGCGCCGAAGCACTGAATCAAGGAGACGGCAATGCTCGCGATTTACGAACAGAAGATTTACCTCGTCGGTGACGATCTCAACGAATGTCGCTTGCTCGACGTGGAGTCAGGCGACGAGGTGCAGCGCGTGGACTACGGCAGTCCCACGCTGATTGTCGATCCGACGGATGACCAAGTGGACGCCGCGAAGGCGGGCCAGCCGATCCCGCCCGAGAGCTGCGCGATCTGTCACAGCAACCCGCGTCACGAGCACGAGTGGGGCTACCGGACGGACGACGGGTACGGCGTCTGTGATGACTGTGGCGAGAACAGGGGAGGAACGAACCGTGGCTAAGAAACAACGATCGTGGTCCCGCGCGTTTACCCCGCGCGGCGCAAAGACCATTAGTTTGAACATCTCGGGGGTGCCGCCGACGCTGCTGACGAAGTTTCGCGCCAAATGTCGCCGCGTCGATAAATCGCAGCGCAACCTGGTGCTGGGGTGGATGCGGAATTGGGTCGAGGGCCGCCGGCCGGACGAGGACAAGCCGGACGAGCAGGCCGAAAATCGAGTTGCGTAAGGAATCGTACGTAGTTTAGGATTAGCGTGAAATTCGGGAAAGTCTGAAAACACGATCGTATACACTAGCGCCTGAGAACAGAGGAGGCTTTCGCCAGCCTTCTGGGCGCACGGGGGGTGCCAGTACGGCACTCCCCGCCCAAATCCAAGGCGAAACAGCGAGCACACACTATTAGATGTAAATGACAGCACAAAGGAGACTCCACTATGAACCTCGCCGCCTCGATTCTCGGCTCGACCGCCGTCAAACACCTCCGCGATAGCGCCACCGCCTCTGTTCTCCGCGTCGGATCCGACACACTCACTCGCGGTCAGCTCGCCGCGGTGCAGTGCTACAACTTCCACGCGGCGCGTCTGCTCACCCACATCCTGCACGATCTCCTCAAAGTCCCGAATCTTCGCTACGTCTATGAAAAGGTGCCGCCGCTCCAGCTCGCGGTCCCGAACATGGGCACGATCAGCCTCGCCGTCCTCGGCGCGGCCTTTGAAGCGAAGAAGATCGGCGGCGGGACGCCGTTAGAGAGCTACGTCAGGAAACACACCGCCGACAACAACGGCAAGCCGCATTTCATCACGTGGACCACGCTCAAGCATCGCGAACAGGTGGAACTCGCGAACGAACGCAAGGCGCGCAAGACCCGCAAACGAGCACGACGGGACCAGGCACACGAACAACGGGTCGAGCGGTTCGAGGAACGCACGGCGGCGGCGGCGGCGGAGGCGCGGACGACCAGCAGTTAGTACACACACAAGAGGAGAGTTCCGATGACGACCACGACTGAGCGCTTGTTACAACTCGCCGACGAGCACGACCGAAAGGCCGCCGCGCTGCGCGTGGCCGCACGCGAACTGGACACGGAGCGAACGCTGACCGCGCAAGAGCTCTTCCCCCAACGGCTCAAAGCCGCTGTGGCGACACGCACGGCCGCTCGCGCCAACGGCAATGGGTCGGCAGACACCGGCGAACGCTTTGGCCGCACTCGGACTGACCGCGTCGCACGCCGACGGTCACTCATCCAGCACATGGTGGAGAACGAGACGCATACCACCGTCGAGGCGATTCGCGCGGAACTCTCCACGCGCCATCACATCCGTCACCACGCCAACGTCATCTGGACGGATCTTCGCAAGCTCGGGGCGCGCCGCGTCGGGGACAACGAGTGGCGCTTGAGCAATGGATCGTCGCATCCGCCACAGACGCGCACGAAAAGCACACCCAAGGCAAAAAGAAAGTACCGCGAAGCACGGCGGCCCGCGCGCGAGAGCCTGGCGCTGGCCCGCGCCTTTCTCAAGACACATCCCGGCGCCACCACGCCGGAGCTCGCCGCACATCTCGGCTATCACTCCAACAGCTTCGCGAAACACCTGCGCCCAATCGCCCGCGCGGAACGGTCAGGCTCCCGCAATGTCCCGAATCGGTGGTATCTCCGATCGGACGACAGCAAAGGCAAACCCAACGGGAATGCCGCCAACGGCAAGGCCGCCGAGAAACGCGCACGGGCACGCGGCGGGAAGAAACCACCCAAGGCCGGCGCCGTCGCGGAGTCACTTCCCATCGTCCTCTCCGTCTTACGCGATTCGGGCCCGTTAGCGATCAAGGAACTCGCGAAAGAGGTCCGCGCACGTGGCGGTGGCGGGCTGACGGGGATTACCAACTACGTGAACTCCGGAGCGCTCACGCGCAGCGGCGCGAAACCCGGCAAGTACGCGTACAGCGTCGGCCCGAAAGCGCCGTCGGCGTGAAGGAGAACGAGGAGGCGTCGATGATGCGCTGGTTTGGGTTCGCTCCGTTTGCGCGGATCTGTCAGGACACCCCCCAGGTGCCGGTACCTGTGGGGGTGTCGTGCGGCTGGTGCGCGGAGGCGATCGCCGCGCACGACAACGGCCTCTACTACGCCAACCCCGACTCCGCGCCCTTCCACCACGAGTGCTTCATCCGCATGATCGTCGGCTCAGCCGCACATCAACAAGGGACGTGTAGCTGTCGCGGCGGCGAGGACCACGACCCGCCCGAGCTGAGCATCCGCGATGCCGCCAAACTCGCGTATCTCGCCTTTCGCGGGCGCCAGGAGCACGTGCAGTGAAGAAGCGGCACAAGACCCCACACGCACGTCTCGAGCACGCCAAGGCGTTGCTGAAGACCGGCCAGGTGGTCATCGGCAACGAGGCGATCCGCCACGGGCCAGACGCCGTCGTCGCACAGACGGGCTATCGTCGCGGCATCATCGTGTTGCAGTGGTCGCGGCCCGGCATCGGCTTCGGCGAGCTGACGCTCAAGGTCCGCGACGGCAAGCTGTGGTCGGACCGGGAGGGCATGGGCCTCGCGTCCTGTCTCGACATCATTCAGCAAGCGCTCATGGAGGGCGGCGAGCTGTAGCGATGACGAAGCCCCGCGAGCCGCTCACCTTTGTCGGACGCGCCGATGACGTTCGCGTGATTGAGATCAGCACGGGTGCGGTGTGGCGATGGGTAAACAACCAGTGGATACGCGTCGGGCGCTACCACGAAACAGAACTCGACCTCGGCGACGACGTAGTCCAACTGCGAACGAAAGGGCGCGATGCAGACGATCACCGTGAACCGAAACGACCTCCTCGCGCGGATCCGCAAAAACCGGGATGATCATCACGCCTTGTTTGTGAAAGCCCAAGAGGGCTTCCGCGCACGCGCGATCGAGGAACTGGACGACATGATGAAGCACGCGCAGTCCGGCGAGGTGCGCTTGTATGTGGGCCTCGAGCCGCCGCAGGACCACACGGCGGAATACGACCGCGCGATCGACATGCTCGAGATGGAGGTCGCGGAGCAGGTGCAGATCTCGCGCGTGGACTTCGCGCAGCTCGTCCGCAACGAGTGGGCCTGGTTCCACTCGGCCACGGTCACCAACACGCTGTATGCCAGTGGCGGCAAGATGGGCGGCAGTCACGCATGAGCGACGCCACGACGACGACGCAATGGACAGACACCGTGACGCGGCTGGAGATCATTGGGCCGCAGGGGCGACTGCTCTCCATGTGGCCCGTGGCGATTGAGTTCTCGGTCCAAGACGAAGGGCGCACATTGAAGGTGTTTGTGACGCCCAGCGACGACACGACCATGAAGTTCGATATTCAGCCCAAACGGTGATGGAGGACGAGGTCTGCGCGTGCGGACGCCCGCTGCACTACGCCAATGCGAACCATCGGCGCTGGGTTGAGGCGCAGATTCTCCTCCTCGGCACATACGTGAAGGTCACCGTCGAGGGGCGGAGCTGGATGGTGCCGCGCCACTACATCGCGCTGCACGGGCTGAAAGCGGTCGAGCTGCCGACGCTGGGCTTTCCCGAAGTGACGGCTCTGGAGGGACGGTGATGAGCGACGAGCACTCCGGCCTCTATTGGGCCGCGATGGACGCGTGCCACTCGGTGGGATTGCCGTGGACGGACCCGCGCACCGGCTGGACGTACCATCCGCCGCGATGCACATGCGCGCCGTGCAAACGGAGACGCACGTTGAAGAAGAAGAAGAAGACCAGTCGAGGACACCAGTGATGATGCCGACCTGTTGCGTCCGCAGCTTCGTGAACAAGGGCGTTCGGGAAGCGTTCCGACCTGGAGACGAAGGCGACGAGCACCGCTGCGAGGTGTGCGGGCGCCGCTACGTGCTGCACACCGTGTGGACTGAGGCCCCAACGCGGCCCGCGCCGTTACACCTGACCGACGACGATGCTCTGATTCACTGACCATGACTGATCCCTTTGACGCCATCGATCGGAAGCGCATCGCGCGCCACGAGCAGCTCCTGGCGATCTGGCGCGAGCTGGCCGTCGAGGAACTGTGTGCCGACCTGAACATCCTCGGGCAGTTAATCGCGTTCCACCAACGACAGGAATTGCTCGTGGTCGAAGCGCGGGCCGGCGTGAAAGCGGGCGCCGGACATGAGTGCAGCGAGTGGGTGAAGGATGGCATGTGCCAGCTCTGCGGACGGGCCGTGCTCTCGGAGGGCTGACCAAATGCCGCTGCTCGACCGCGAAAGCCAGCGACAACTCCTCGGCGTCACCGAACGCCAGTGCGACCGCTGTTTGCAATGGATTCGCCGCAACTATTGTCGGCAGTGCGATGAGTTTTTCTATGAGTGCGACTGCACGCGGAAACAGACCACTGTCACCGGCCATGAAGGACACCGCACCTACTGAGGCGCTGCCGCGCTGGACCGTCGATGACGAGGGCTGCCACGTCATCCGCACACGCGACTGCTGGGTCTGGATGCAGGCGCGGCCCGCCTACTGCGACCGTGGTCGCTGGCTCGCGCACGTCGAGGTCGCGCACCCGCGTTTGCTCGACGTCGACGCGGCCGACCGCTGGCCGCGCTACTACTTCGATCTCGAGCGCGCGAAGGCGGAAGTCGAGGCCTGGCTCCGCGTCCGTAAGCAAATCCTATGAGCGCCGAAGTTGAAGCCTACGACGAAGCGGGACACCCGCACTACTTCGACCAGGACGTGTGGGACGCGCTCGCCCGTCTCGGCCTCACCGCCGACGTCGACGGGCGCCACACGTTCGACAGCAAGGAAGTGGACTTGCAGAAGTTCCCGCAACTGGCCGTCTGCGACTTCTGCCATGACCGGCCGGTCACGTGGGACGTGGAGTGCGCCACCTTCGAGTCACGCCTCGTCGATTACACGAGCATCGGCGGCTGGGCCGCGTGCGAGCCCTGTGGGCAGGCGATCCTCGAGCGCGACATCCGCACGTTGCAGCGGCGTGTGCTCGCCTTCTGCCGGCGACAAACCGAGGCGCTCGAACGCCGGCACGCCGCACACACCCCGTGGGCGATCCGGTCCATCGCGCAACTCGACATGCTCGCGCAGTTCTGGCAACACTACAAAGGCATTCACCGATATGACCCGAGGCCCAAATGACCGATGAGACCATCCACACGATTACGTTCGCTTCGATTGTCAGCGCCCGCACCAAAGAGGGCAAGGTGGAGTTCACTCTTGATGAGCGCACGGTGCAGATGGACTTGGACAAGGCCCGCGAAGTGCTGGGCATGTTGAGCAGCGCGATCGAGGCCGCCGTCTCCGACATGCTCATGTTCCAGTTCCTGACCGGGAAGGTCGGCCTGTCCGAGGCACAAGCGGCGCAGGCGTTGCTGGACTTCCGCGAGCTGCGCCAAGGCAGTCGTAGTACGGTGTTCCCATCATGAGCTACTACCCTACGCTCGAGGAAGACGTCACGCGCGCGAAGGAGATCCTCGCGAAGGGCCGTGAGGAGTTGCCAGAAGAACTCGCACGACTCGAGGAGCGCCTACACACGAAGCGCACGCAAGGCGGCACGATCTGGGGAGCCGACGTCTACGCTGCCTACCAGCTGCTCGCCTCCTTCGTCGCGGCGATCGAGGCGGTGGGCCCGAAGGTCTGCGAGCTGGCGATCCGTCATGAGGCACGCGCGAAGGAGACGCGCGGATGAGCGACGAGACGCCCCTGCGAGCGCAGATTGAACAGTTGCGAGAAACGTATCTACGTGGGCCGAAGGGAACATCAGCGCGGGGCATAGGCTACGAGCAGGCGATTACTGACGTCCTCGCCCTCCTCCCCGTGGCGTCCGCCCCCTCGACGCCGACGGAAAAGGGAAAGGCTGTGATTATTTTTCCGGATGAAGTGTTGGATGAAGGCCCGTCCGTCGCGCCCGCCCCACCCTCAGTGACGAAGGAGAATATATGAGTATTCGCATTCGCACGATTGATGGTGTGACAGTAGCGATCTGTGCCGCACGTTCTGTTGAGAAACCGGGTGATGTTTATTTGGACGACGCCCAACATCATGCGCTGGCGGAGAAATTCCGTGAGGACTTTACTAGTGAGGGGGCAGTGAGGTGTAGACCGGGGTGTCCCGATGAAGCCGCTATCCGTGCCAGAGAGGAATCGGACAACCCAAGCCGAGAATGGTGGGATTCCGTTTACGGACCGAAGACACAGAATCGGCATCCATTTGCACCACGGAAACGGAACACGATGTGCCGCATTTGCGGATTAGGCGAACCGGCAGATGTTCATCTAATAGCCCCACCCTCCTCTCTGGGAGGGAAGTGAGATGAGCGAGAAGATCGTTGATGAAGTCTGTATGACGTGTGGGCATTCCATGAGCCAGCACTTTTGCAGCGTGCTTGGGAAGGTTCGGTGCTTGCATTCTAGGACCGGCACAAATCGCATGACCGGTGAGGTGTGGACGCGGGAATGCTCCTGTCTCGACTATCAACTAGCCGATCCGTATCAGAAGGCCTGCCATGACTGATGCCCCCTCCCGTGAGGACGCACGACTCTTACCTGGATCGAATTGCGCTGAGGGTAAGCACGACGACTGCATCGGGTTTATCTTCCGGTCCGACTATAGCGGCCGGTGTTGGTGTGTGTGCCATCAACAGGGCGATCCAACACGTGTAAAGGTGAAGCGATGATGATTCGTTGCCCGAAATGTCGGTCCAGAGTGTTCGCATTGGATTGCCGACTGTCTTATCGCCGCAACGCCTATCGGTGCTTAAGGTGTTGCTGGCTATGGATAAGGAAGGCACGATGACGTGGAAGCCGATTAGAACACTACCAGATGAATACTGCGGAACCGCCGTGCTGGTATGGGTGCCCAAGAACCGCTGCACGTTTGCCGTCGTGCCCTATAACACGGGTGGACGCGACTTGTATTGGTGGGGATCAACAGACGCGAAATTTCCGCATCACGCAACACAGTGGCGAACGCTACCGGTTCCGCCGGGTGAAACTCGACGGCGGTTAAACACGAAGACATGATCATGAAGGCTCGTGCCGCGTTGATCCAGGCGCCCGCCCCACCCCAGGAGCCGAGGCCGTGAGCACAAAAGCCGACGACATCCCCTACATCATCTGCGTGGGGGCCGACGTGCGGGACGTGTTCAGCCCAACCAACGTCCGCGGCGTGTGCAGCCGCTGCCATGCGTTCGTGCAACACCGGCCGCACATCCCGACGCCCAGTCACTTGATTTGCGTCGCGTGTGTCCCCGCGCTCCAAGCCGAAGCGGCCGCGCAGGGCGACACCATCACGTACGGGGTCACGCGGCAGACGCTGCGCGACCTGCAATACTTTTATCGACGAAACTGACCGTCATGACGGATGACAGGATCTCGCGCCTAATACAACGTCTGTCGCCAGAACAGCGCGCACGGTTCCTCGCCGTGCTCGAGGCGGGATGGCGCATCGAGACGGACTGGCACAAGATTTCGGCGCGGTATCGCGACCTTGATCTGGCGGACGACGTCCCGCGCGAGATCATGTACCTCGACCTCGGCTTTCTCGCGGGGCGGATCGAACTCCTGGAATCCTTCCTCGACAAACTCGGCTATCGGGTATTTGGCGAGGATGACGCGTGAGAATCGGCATCGTCGGCAGCGAGGCGGCGAAGTTCACGGCGGAGACGGAGCGCCAGGCGCGGGCCTTCATCCGCGAGCTGCTCCATCCCGGCGACGTCGTCATCAGCGGTGGCTGCCATCTGGGTGGCGTCGACAGCTACGCGATCGAGGAAGCGAAGGCCGCCGGGCTCGAGTTTGTCGAGCATAAGCCCCGCAGCTTGTCGTGGGAGCACGGCTACAAACCGCGCAACATCCGCATCGCGGAAGACAGCGAGACGGTCGTGTGCATCACCATCGACCGACTACCGGCGCACTACACGGGCATGCGGTTTCGTCTCTGTTATCACTGCGGAACGGCTGACCATGTAAAATCCGGCGGCTGCTGGACGGTGAAATACGCACGCGGCCTGGGGAAGGACGGCCGTGTGCTTGTCTGTAGGAGTGATAATGGCGATCCGTCTCATCCCTGAGCCGCCGTCGAATCCGCCGCCGCAGCCACTGACGCTGGCCGCAGCCCTGCACCTGACAGTCCACGAGCGGTTGGTGCAGCGTGGCTGGTCCCAAAGGCAGCTCGGGCAACAACTCGGGGTGTCGCAAAGCGCGGTCAGCTATTTCCTGCACGGCCAACGCCGGAGCAAGGCCCTCGATTTCTACCAACGACTCGCCTGCGCCTTCGGAATGCGGCTCAGCGACCTCATTTACGACGCAGAAGTGCTGCAACAGAAAGAAACCCTATGAAAATCACTAAGGGACCATTCGCCGGCAAGACGGTCGAATTCGCGCCACAGTCCCGCGTGCAGAAGTTTGCGGCGGAAGTGGACCGCATCCTTGACGCGCTGGGCTATCCAGACGCACTCGTAACGGACGAGTCGATACTCTGGGACTTCTGCCTGGAGGACCACGAGCTGCGCCAACTCGGCGAGACGCTCGGCGTCGCGGTGACGAAGGAGAGCGTCATCGCCGACATCGCGGAGGCGCTGCGAGGGGTGTCATGAGTGTGCCGCGCTTTATCGTCGCGGAAGTGTCGAAGAACTGGGTCGGCGGGGCCGAGCTGCATCCGGAGAAAGGGCTCATCGCCGAGCAGTTCGAGGCCGTGATCAACACCAACGCCGCGCGAGGCTATCGGCTCGTAACCTTCAGCCTGCATCGGCTGATGCCCAGGCCGGACGAAATGAACGAAACCATCATCGCCGTCTTTGAAACGATCGGGTAGCTCAGTCGCATAGAGCACCGCTCTTCTAAAGCGGGGGCCGCGGGTTGGAGTCCCGCCCCGATCACCAAACATGACGACACAGTACCCGCTCATTTGGCGCGTGAACACGAGACTCCCGGAGCGCAAAGGCACCCGCTGCCGCATCGTGCAGCGTGCGCGGCGGTTGAATAGCTGCCTGATTGAATTCTCGGATGGCTATCTCGTCGTCACGAGCTGCAACTACGTTCGTCCGGCTCCGCCGGCGCCCCCGCAGCAACGGTTGTGGTAATGCGTCGCTTCTGGCTCTCGTTCGCCGATGACGACCGTCCCAAAGGTCAGCAATTTCTCGGCGTCTGCATCGTTGAGGTGACGGAGGACGAGGCCGCGCGCATCAAGGACGAGCTCCGCGTGCGGTTCCCACGCCATGGCGAGGGAGCTGAATGGATGGCGGCCGCGACGCGAAAAGCGTGGACGCTTGGGTGCAATCCTGGTGGCGAGGTGGCGACAGCGGACATCACCGACATGCCACTGCCGAACGGCGCGACCACGTGGCCCCTCAATCGCCTTCTCCAGAAGGATGAACTCCAGCAACTCGGGTTTCTGGAGGCCACAGCATGAAGATCGTCGCGCTCAGTGATCAGCACGGGTATCTCCCCGAAGTCCCCGCGTGCGATCTCTTAATCGTGGCCGGCGACCAATGCCCCGACATATTCAGAAGGGTCACTGCGCGGCAAGACCCCTCACTTCAGCGTGATTGGTTTTTGCGTGACTGGCGCTACTGGCTCACGAAACAACCCGTGGGCCATTGCATCGTGACCTGGGGCAATCACGATTTCTGCGGCGAAGCCTACTCCGCTTCGCGCTTCGACCTGGGACCACGCGTCACGGTCGCTGTTGATTCCCTCGTCGAGTATGAAGGTTTGAAGATTTGGTGCACGCCCTGGTCCAACACGTTTATGCAGTGGGCCTTCATGCGATCGGACGCGGCGCTCGTCAAGGTCTACGCCCAGATCCCCACCGGCCTCGACATCCTCGTCAGTCATCAGCCCCCGCATGGGATCTGCGACGTCGCCGTGCCCATCATCGGTGAGGGCACGCAGTTTCTCGGGTCGGTCGCGCTGAAAGATGCGATCGAACGCGCGCAGCCGAAAATCGTCGTGTGTGGACACATCCATGGCGGGCATGGTCATGCCACGATGCCGAACGGCACCGAGGTCTACAACGTCGCGATTGTGAACGAAGGGTACGTTCCGGTCTGGAAACCGACGGTGCTCTAGGGTGCGGGCTGACTACTGGATTCTGGACGACGCCGGCGAACCGGTGCCCGTCGACGACGTGATGGTCTGGGCGCAGTGGTTTGAGGAGGCCCGCCGCACGCGCGCGAACATCATCGCGCAGGACAGGGACGAGCGCAGAGGCAATGAGCCCGAGGTGCTGGTCTCGACGGTGTTCTTGGGCCTCGACCACAACCTCTTCGGCGTCGGCCCCCCGATTCTCTGGGAGACGATGATTCTGGGAGGGCCGCTGGACGGCTACCAGCGCCGCTACAGCACACGCGCGGCGGCGCTCGAGGGGCACGCGGTCGCGTGCGACCTGCAACGCCAGCAACGCCGCATCCCGAAAGCGCTGTTCAGTGACCCGTTACCGCACTTCGGTGAGGGTCCACGCCACCTGACTCGAGAGCGTGATTTCGACGAGCCCTGGCGTGACCGCGTAGGTGCCATCAAAGATCCCGCCCGGCTGTTGGCGCAAAATCTCGTTGACGACTAAGCGTCCGCCGATCCTGACGACGAAGTTCGACGTGCCGCGTCCACTCCAGACGCCGCGAATGCGGAGGCGCCGCACATAGCTCGGCATGTCGAACGCGGTGTCGCCAACGCCGTTGTAGACCCAGAGCTGCGCGGGAATGAGATTCAGGGTGACGAGCCCGCGCGCGAAGACGCCCTGGCAGGTCGTGGTCACCGTGGACGCACCACTGCCCCGCGCGGTCATCAGCCCGCCGCCGCTCACCGTCAACACACTCGGGTTATCTGACGCCCACCCGCCGCAGGTGGAGGTCACGTCGGATGTCGATCCGTTCGAAAAGGTCCCAGTGGCGGTGACCTGCGCCGTCGCGCCGGCGCGATCGAGCTGCGAGAGGGTCGCGGCCAGCGAAACCGATTGCAGCGTGACGGCCGGGGGAGGCGGTGTCGTCGTCGTCGGTGGCGGCGGAGCCGCCGGATTGCCTTTGCTGCCGCACGCAACACAGAGACCGGTAACCAGAACCATCAAGGCGAGCGATCGCATAAGCACTCCTGTCGCTGGGGTGACCGTCGATGATTAAGCGTTGTTTTGGGGACGGCAGAGACTAACCGACGCGTTATAAAGCGTCAATAGGGTATTCGCTGGAGGGCTGTACTTTCCTCACGCGCTGTACTACGATGCCGGGCCATGGACTACTTCACCCCGACGCGCGCGGCGGACATTCTCGCCTGGTGGGCCCTACTCCACGACCGCGCCCCAGCGTCCTGGCAGGCACGAGTAGCCACAGACCCCATCGGGCGGGCACGCGACGTCCGTGAAAATTTCCACGGGCAAGCCATCAGGACAGCGCGGGAACGCGCGGAGCGTCCAGGGCCTCGGGGCGCAGCCCGAAAGGATCGCGAGGGCGACGACCGCGAGGACCGTCGGCATGTCCTTACGGCACCAGCGCGTCGAGCTCGTCGAGGTCCTTGCGGATGCGGTTGATCAACTCCTGCTCTTTCGTGACCACCGGCGGTTCCGGCGGGATCGGCTCCTCCTCGAGGACTGCCGTGGCGAGATCGCCCGTCCATGTGAGCGGCTGCGACGTCCCGTTGATCGTGACGGACGTAATCGCCTTATCGAGATCGGCCAGATAGACGGTCGCGCCGGGCGTGAGCGTCAGCGCCGGCGGTGTCGTGATGGTCCGCGCCGCCTTCACGGTGTCCAGCTTCGTGCGGTCGAAGATGAGCACGCCCTTACTGTCGAACGTGTTCGACAACGTCGGTCCCGGCCTCCGGCTGAAGAGCACCACCACGTCGGACTTCCCCGGCCGCGTGATCGTGACGCCTTCCATGTCGCCGACCTCGAGCGGCGCGTAGGTGGGCACCGCGCGGTAGCCGAGATGCCCCGGCACCCAGACCGCGCCGCCTTCCGCCTGCGTGCCTTCGTACGCCGTGATCACGGTGAGCACGGTATCGAAGCCCTCGCCGCCGGTGAGGCTGTAGGTGAGGAACTTCTTCTGCTCGTCGTAGATGTTGCCGCCGAGCGGCGGCACGAGCGCCGCGCCCGTGTCATCGCGGATGCCGGTTTTCTCGTTCACGGTGACGAGCGTCGGCGACGAGGTCGGTAGGATCTGATCCACTGTCACAACCGTCTCGCCTTGCATCCACAACAACTGCTTCTTGTCGGCGCTGACGAGCGGGGCGGTAGGCGAGTGCCACAGGGTGGCCTTCAGCCCGAGCATGTTCCTGAACGCGGTCTGCACGTTCGCGTAGTACCGGTCGATGGCGGGCGACCCGTTCGCCATCTTCTGGTTCCGCGGATCATCGGCGTGGCGCCGGTCGTGGACCAGCAGAATGTCCTCGTCGTCCTCCATCAGCCAAAAGACGGTGCGCCCCGTTTCATGCCCGTAATTCGGTGGCGGTTGCCAGAAGCCGGGGAAAATGTCGGGCCCGAGCCCGCAGCTCAGTCCACTCGCGTAGGTGAACTGGCCGGGCACATGCGCATGGCCGACGAGGCCAGACGCCTCGATGCCGTTGGGACCGCGATTCGCGATGAGTGGGACGTTGTAGTAGCGATAGTCCGCCGCGTAGGCGAGCGGATGATCGATCGGCCACAGGGCGTTGCGCGTCAGACGCACGTCGCCGATGGTCAGACCCTGCCAGTGATCAACGGTGCCTTTCCGCAGATCCCCGATTTGCAGATGGAGCCCACGGTCCTCGTGGCGCGCATAGAGCACCCCGACGCCGCGCGCGACCCTCGACGTCCCGCCGGCGAGTGGCTGCCAGGCCTGCTGTCCGCCGTAGGGATTGAGAAACCACATGTACCGCGCGTACAGCGGGTTGCCACCGGTCTTGAGCGTGACGTTGTTGGCCGCGTAAATCTCTGACTCCAGTTGACGCAGCCCCTCGCCGAGCGGCGCGGGTTCACACCCGGACATCACGGAGAAGATGTCCGGCACGCCCGCAAAGTCCACCTGATGCGGCTTCTGAATGTCGCCCCACTGGAACTGGTCCTTCAGGTTCGGCGTGAACTCGTGCATCATGACGCGCGCGTACGCGGTGCGGAACGCGGTGACTTCGGGAAAATAATCGACCCCGGTGTGGTGGGCGATCCATTGCGTACCCCGAAGCAGATGCCCGATGGTGTTCGGGTTGTACATCGTGCCCTCGGGCCAGGCGCCGCCCTCCGCCATCGCGACGTAGAGCGAGATGGCGTTTCGCATCGTCGTGCGGTCCGCGCCGGTCGAGACGTAGCCGCCGACGGGTTTGCTGACACCGCTGTCGAGGAAGGTCCCGGTCCCGTAGGACGTGCCGAGCACGGCGTCGATGCAGAGCAACCCGAGGTAGGACCCGGTCGTTTGATCGGAATCGCTGGTCAGCGTGCCCTTGACGATCTTGTCGGCAATCGCGATGAGCTTCACCCGAGACTCGGTCTCCTCGGCGGCCGTCAGTCCCGGCTTCAGCATCTCGTAGGTCACCGCGTAGTCGATGGTGAACTCGCGCACGGAATCCGCGTTGCTCCCCACATCCGGCCAGCTCGCCTTCCACGACGCGAAGCTAATCGGGACGTACTGCGGATCGCCCGTGATGGTGTAGGCAAGCGCCGGCCACCGGCCATGGTCCGAGTAGCGCGCGCCGACGGCGTTGCCCAGAATCATCTGGTAGAACGGATGGTTCTCCGTCTTCATCCGGTCCCAGGTCGCGCGTTGCGAGGCGGAGATGAGCATGCGTGACTCCCTTTTTCTAGCGATACGTCCCACGAACGAGATAGCCCGCCATCGTGTCGTGGCGGCCGGGCACGGTCCATGACTGCCCTTTCTCGAGATCCGCTTCCGCGACAATCGCCAACGTGACGGGGTCGTAGGCCGCGACGTGCATCGCGCGGATCGCGGTGCCGGCGGGCACGGGCCCGGTCTCCTCGACACTGCGGCACCCGGTGAGCATCATCACGAACTGATTGCCGGACAGCGCCGCGTAGTTCTTGTTCACCGCCGGCGCGTTGCCATCACTGCCCTCCCAAAATCCCTTGTGCGCGTCGAGGGGGAGCGGATGGTTACTGCGCCCGTTGTTGACGACGTCCCAGTTCTCCACGCCCTCTGGCAGGAGGACATCCACCTGGCGCACGACCGTCATGATCGTGTCGATGTTGGGAACCTCCCACATGTTCTGGGGACGACCGTGATTCGGATCCGCTTCGCCGGTCACGCCTTGTCCGACGTGCAGCACATACGGCGCCCCGCCGCACATCACGCCGAGCAACCGCGCGCACGCGAGCTGGAGCGGGTCGTCCAGCGTGTCGACGCTGCTCTGTGGCCCTTGGGGTTCGTTATTGCTCGTCGCGTCCGGGAAGAGGCGCAGGTCATAGCCCTGGCGTACGTGCGACCACTTGTAGTCGTGATCGCTGCGACGCAAGTGCGGCGTGTAACAATTCCCGCCCGCCGTCTGGGTCGCGAGAATCATCTCGTCGAAGCCGTCTGAATCCGTGGACTCCTGCGTGTCCACGTCCGGCCCGTAGAGTTCGCGCACGACCCGGAGAATCTGAAGGAGCGTCAGTCCCTCGTGGTAGCGCTTGCCGAGCAGCCCCTTCAAATCGCCACCGGCCGAGAGCGCCGCGCGGAGAACCTTCGCCGCCTCCCAGAACGTGATGGATCGCGAGCTGGCAAGGTTCAGCAGCGCGTGGATGCCGTCCTCGAGCTCCGCGCTCGTGGGTTCGACGCCCGTCGCGTTTTCGATCGCTGCGAACGTCGTGCTGGACGTTTCCGCCGGACAACTGAGCGCCACGAGATTCGGGCTCATCTCCACGACGACCTGGCACATCGCCATGAGATCGTCCGGGGTGGCTTTATCGAGCCGCTGCCACTCGTTCGCCATCTCGAAGTGCATGACCTTGTGCTCGCGTCCGACCATCGCCTCGGCGACCACGCGCGCCAAGTCCGTCGGCACGAAGCGTTGCACGCCCGTGACTTCATCACGCGGCCGCCCGCCGATGATGCTGATCTCCGACCGCAGGCCGTACTGGTCGTAGGCGCAGTCCACGAACTGTTGCAGCATCGGCGTGTAGTCGGCCCAGGCGAGCGGCGTCATGTTCCCGGCATCCGCCGGCGGGTCGATGCTGCGACCGACCCAATCGACTTCGCCGAGGATCCGCACGTAGTCGAAGCCGTGGCCGCTGAGGAACGCGAGATGCGCGAGGATGCGATCGCGTTCGAACTTCCAGCCGTAGAGCGCCCAGAAGAGCGTGACCCCGAGCGGATGGAAGATGCCGTCGTCATCGCGGACGACATGGCCGGTGCCCTGCACCAGGCCCCGCCGCTTCACGGTTCCGGGCGGCGCGCTCTGGCGTCGTGACGAAAGCAACAGCAGTGACATGGGCTACTCCGCGTCCGCGAGCCGCCACGCGAAGCGGCCGCCTTGCGAGTTCTGCCAGAAGTAGACGAGGTCGCCCTTCACCTGACACGTTTCGTCGGGCCCGCCGAGCGCGTTCATGTCACGCAGCTCGTGATGCCCCGACGTTTTCGGCGAGAGCAACGTCTCGGCGCCCGGCGGGCACCGGATCCCGAACTCGCCCTCACGGCCGGGCACTTCGACGAGGTCTTCTTTCGCGAACACGGTATTGGCGCTCACAGGCGCGAGGTCAGGCATGGGACTCTCCTTCGGAAAGGTGTAGGCCGCCGGTTTCCAGTCGGTCAGCGTGCCATCGGGTAAGCAGCGACGAATGCCATAGCACCCGTCGTCTGGATCCGGCGGGTCGTTGATCTGGTAGAGGAAAGGGCGGTCGGTGTACGGCTTCCAGAACGCCCATTCCTTCGTGATATTCGCGGCTTGCTGGTCTTCGTCGAGCTGCAGGTCCGGCGCCAGGAAGCGTGTGCGTTTCGGCCCGCGACGGATGCGCGCGGTCGGCGTCGAGGGATACCCGAACTCCGTCACCATGAACGGCCGGCCATCGCAGAGGGTCAACAGTTTCTCGACTTCGGCCTCGCGTGAGTCGAAGCCGTCATGCGCCCACGCGAACGTGCCGTTGCCGTAGCGATGGACCGTGATGCCGTAGAGACCATCCGGCCAGCCGTCGCCACGCACCATCTCCATCCACCGCAGCGAATCGCGGTCGAGGTTGCTGATGCACGGACCCCAGAGCCGGAGGCCGAGCTCGAGCGCCAGCGCGCACGCCGCATCGAGGCCCTCGCGATACAGGCTCGGCAGGATGTCGCCATCCGGCTCGTTGCTCCACTCGACATCCATCCCGGCCGGCACGCCGCGCAACCGATCGAGGTCGTACACGATCGGAAGCGGGACCATCCAGAAGGCCCGGACATCCGCGATCATCTCCAACAGCGTCGCGGTATCGCAGGTCTGGGCGTCCACGCGGCACCACCGCACGCCGACGTCGGCGGCGAGGTGCGCGAGCGTGTCCAGCCCAATGGGCGCGTTGAAGTGCGTTTGCAGACCGGGGGAATACACGGTCACCTCGAATAGAGCGCGACGAGCCCCGTCGCGGTCGTGCCGGTCGCGTTAATGCGCCTGGCGCGGATCGGCACCCACGCGCCGGCCGGCAGCCCCGTGATCGTCACGGCCCGGTTGTTCTGCATGACGGCCGTCACGTCGCCCGCACCGCCGACGAGCACGGCATGGGTCAAGCCGCTGGCGATGTCGACCGTGTCAGAGGCGGTAATCGGAATCCACTCGGTATAGCTGTCCATGTGTTTGCTCCAGAAGCCACTCACCACCGCCCACGGAATAGGCGGGAGGGAGGAAACAGGAATCGGACTCGCCTTCAACGCCACCAACATCGCGCCAATCCAGCCAGAACCCGTCCCGGTCCAGGTGATTTGATGCACCGTCGGTCCCGGCACAATGCGGCTGTCGATTTCGCCCGCGAGGGTCAGGTTCTCGGCCTCCTGCGTCCAGGTGGGGGACGCGGGGACCGTGCCGGTAATCGCGATGGAGGTCTGCGTGGCGCCCAAGCTGCACAGCGCCACGACGAAATTCTCGGTGCCCGATCCCGTCGTGGTGACGGTCGAGGGCGTCAACCCACTGCCCGCGCCACCCGCGCCCACATCCACAATCAACCCGCCGCCGACCTGTGCGACCTCGAACGCCACGGCCATAAAGTTCACGCTGCCGAAGCCGGGCGCGATCGTGATCGTGAAGGAACTGCCGGTCGCCGTGACGCGGCCGACGTAGACGCCGAGTGTCCCGAAGAATCCGCCATCCTGCGTCCGCGCCCGCGTGTAGGGCGCGTTCCCCTTGTTGTCCACACACGCGCCCACAGGGAAGGGCGTGGTGGGTGACCCGATGACGGCGACCACGACGCTGTTCCCCACGCTGGGGGGCGTGGCGAAGGTCACCGCAACGGTGGGCGCCCCAACGGGCGTGGCAACGGGCGTGGCCTGAACGCGTGTGAGGCCCATCGTGCTCCATGATCCGGAACTCCTAAACCGATTGCGAATCGGGCGGTTTGGCGCGAGATTCGGGCTCTTTTCCTCGCCACGCGGGATCGCCCGGCGGGATGTCCACCTCGAGCGCGTCGAAGGCCCATTGGCGGATGCGCTCGACGTAGTCGTAGAACTCGCCGACCGACAACGCGCGCGTGCTGCCGCCGATGACGAACTCGGCGATGACCGTGCCGGTGCCCGTCCGCAGCGCGACGTCCTTCGGCAGAAACTTGATCTTCAACACGTCGTGCGTCTCGTCGGGTGTGTAGCCGGTGTGATCGGCGAGTGACTTCACGACGACGCCCCAGTAGTAGGCGTTCGCTTGCGGACTGCGCGTCGCGGACTCCCGCTCGACGGTGAGCGTGGCGGGTCCGTCCGACCACACGAGCACCGCCTCCTGAATCGCCGATCGCGCCGAGCCGCTGATGTGCAGCTTGCCGTGCACGATGTCGACGGGGATCGTCGCGATCATGGCTTCGGCACCTTCGGCACCACGCGCAACGCGCCCTCGTACGGCAAGCCGCGCTTCTTCAGTTCGCCCTGCAATCCCTCGAGCACGCCGCGCGCCTCCGCACGCCCCGGTCCCAGCTCGCCGGCGATCGCCTTGCGCGCTGTTGCGCCATAGAGCGCAAGGAACTGTTTGCGAAAGCCGAGCAGCTCCGGCCCGCCGGCGGGCAGACGCTCGCAGAGCGCCCGCCAACTCCCGAACAACCCCTCGGCCGCACGTTGCGTCGTCTCGTCCGGCCATGTCGGCGTGCCGATGTAGCCGACGCGCGCGACTTCGCACAGCAGATGCGTCCACGCGAGCTCCGCCTGGTCCTCCACCTTGCCCTCGACGAGCGCGCGAATCTCACCGGGCTTGGGAAAGAACGTGGCGCGGCGGCCGAGCTGCACCGCCGCCGCCATGACCGGCGCGAACAGGAGGTCTTCGACGAGCCGCATGAACATCTCCCCGCGCACCACCGACACGGGCTCGTTGAACACCTCGCCGAGCGCCATGAGCATCTCGATAAAGGCCCGCTCTTGTTTCTCAGTCCAGGACATGGCCGCGCCTCCGCAGAATCTCGTCCATCGCCGCTTTATTCCCCGCCGTTTTCAGCGACCCCGCGATCACCGTCGGTCCTCCGCCGCGGCCGCGATCGGTCGAACGGTTGAGCCAGTTCACGAGGTACCGCTCCATACCGGCCGGCGTTTTCCGCGAGCGCCCATTCGCCACCACCCACGCCAACGCTTTCCGGCATTCGGCGAGCACGTCGAGATTCGGAAACAGCGTTTGCCAGGTGGACACCTGTTGCTCGCGCAACTCCCACGTCTGCGCCTTCCCGACTGTGGGAAACGTCAAGACCACCGCCGACACCACGGCCATGGGGGCGATCGCCTTCACGCGCGGTGCGGCCGGAGCGCGTGGGAGCGGAGGGGGGCTCTGAGGGGTGACGTTAGGAGATGGCGGTGATGGCTCTGCGCTGGGATTTTCCAGCGCGGAGCTCTCTGGTACGTACTCTCGTGTGTGTGTGTGTGTGTGTGTGTGTGAGTACTGTGACGTTCCGTGACAATCGTGACGTTCCGTGACCGTTCCGTGACAGCCGTCGGCGTCGTCCGATTTTGTTCCGGAAACGTCTATGTTAGGGGTAACACCCTTCTGCAGTACTGTCACGGAACTATCGTGACAAGGGGGTGTTTTTTCGACCTCGTCTGTCACGGAACTTTCGGGGCGTTCCGTGACAGTTCCGTGACAAGCGGCCTCGTTCCGTGACAGTTCCGTGACAGACGGACGGACCGGCACGCCGTCAGAGTCGCGATGCGCGAGCTGGCGGCAGCGATCGCCGCAGTACTTGCTGCGAACGGTGCGGCCGAAATATTCCTGCCGGCAGACGACGCAGATTTTCGGCGACGTCAGCTCGAGCTCGCGCTCGTGTCGCTTGCGCACGTACTCGGGGCAGTGGTGGAAGAAGTCGTGCACTTGATAGTGCATCTCGCCCGTGCGCCGCACCTGCCCGGTGTAGGGTTCGATGAAGCCGGCGTTCTTCGCGTCGGCCATGAGCAGTGCGGTCGTGAGCGCGCCTGGCGCGCCCTTCCACTCGCACAGCAGCTCGATGTCCTGACTGGTTCCGCAATAGGCGTCGCCGGCCACCCAGCAGGGCTCCCAGAGCGTTTCGAGCACGCCACGGGCCAAGACCTTGCTGCCCAGCGATCGCGCCAGCCGTTGGAACTTCCAATGCGTGCTGAGAGTGATCCGCGCCATTCACTTCTCCCCATTTGGTCGCCACAAACTGAACTGCACGCACGGCGGCCGGTCTTCACGCCGCACGATCCAGCAACACGTCACGTTGTCGGTCTGTCGTCGCCCGTGGTCGTCCAGCCGGAAGCTGTAGCGCGGCAGGATGATCAAATCGGTCGGCGGGTAGATGTCCCAGAAGATCGCGCGCGACCGCGTCGGCTCGAGAAAACTCAGGCGCGCGAGGAACGCGATGTTGTGCGAATGCTCGATCGCGCGGTTCAGGATCAACAGCTCGTCGCTGAACGGCGGGTTGGTGATCGTCCAGTCCCACGGCTCCGGCGTCTGCCAGGCGTCGAGCAACCGTGCGTCGAAATGCGTGTCGGCCGGGCACGCGGGATCGATGTCGTTGGTCCGCAGCTCGCGCGCGTCGGTGAGGTACCGGCTGATGTGCCCGCGGCCGACGCACGGCTCGTACACGCGTAGCCCGGTGAGCGGGCCGATGAGCTGGAGCAGCGGCTCCATGTAATGCGCCGGGGTTTCGTAAAAATCGAGGGGGCGGCGCGGCATCACTGCACTCCTGCGGTGCGCGCGCGGATGGTGTCAACGGTGCGGCGCTGCGCGTCGGTGACGCGCCGCGACGAGATCACCGTGTCACGGATGGCGGTGAGAAGGGAGACGGACCAGGCGTATTGCGCGTCGATGAGAAGCCAGTCCAGCTCGCCGACGAACTGGTACCAGGGTTGTTGGAGTTCCTTGCAATTTGCCATCTCTGCCCACCCCCTGCCCACCCCTAGCGTGCAAAACGTGGTGAGTTAGGTCACACCTGGCGAGATGTGACCTAACGATTTGCTAGGGAAAACGCGAATTTCTTAGGGAAAGAGAGGGGCTAGAAAGGCAGACAAATAACTTAAAATCCTGTTCACCTAACGGTGAGTGAGGGTCCGATCCCCTCCCCCGGCACTTTAGATTCAAGGACTTACAGCTACTTGTCATTCCCGGCCTTTTTGCCAGAATCGCTCCTGCCCACCCCTCATGCCCCCCCCAACCCCCCCCTTACCAATAAAACCCCCGCGGCGGGGGGGGGGGTTTAGCGCGGCGCCTAA